ATGCAAATCGGCAGATAGATAAGACACCAACTCGTCATGTGGTATCTCGCGTGTGGTAACACCTTTCTTAAAATAATACTTCAGTGTATCCTGCTTCTTCGTATCAACTTCATATCTCTCAGCACATGCTTCAAGAGACAATGGCTGTTTGATACCACGCTGTAGCACATACTCAGCAAGCATAGTGTCAAACACCGCACCATCATACTTAAATCCAGACTCCCATAGCCACATCAAATCATACGCAGAGTTGTGACATATTATAGCACCTGCCTTGTCTAGTAGGTCTTGTACAATCTTATGTCCATTCTCTGTAGGTTCTTTGTCCGCATGGTCAAAAGTAATTTGATATTCGTCTCCAGTATCTGTAAGTATACCCACCATTACCAATGTGTTAGTAGATTCGAATGGGTCAAGGTGTAACTTGCCATCTCTGTTAGTAACTGTGTTTTCTACATCTATAACTAATTTCACGATACGTACCTCGCAGTCTTGTATTCAAGCTCGCAGTGTACCACACCATGCCATCCTGTCAACTTATTTTTTACAACATTAAGATGTCGCTGTGAATCTTCTTCTTCCTGTCCATCCACAGGTGGGTTCTTTGCAATCAATATCATAAGGTCAGCTTCGGCTGCCTTACCTGTACGTGAACCTTCCATCATGGACTGATTGAGTAACACCTTACCTTCCGCATCTGCAGAAAGCTGTGACATGTAAAAGATAGCACACTCATGCTGTTTAGCAATCATACGTGCATGCACTGCGTTTGCTTTGAGTGCTTCATCTGTCCTAGCAAATCCTGCAGTCTTGGCAAACTTGTCACCCATGTCGAGCAACACAATGTCAGGCTTGTATGTCTTACATATACTCTCAACCCATGCCATGTCACGACCTGTCGCATCTTTTATCTTGATACGCTCCTTGACAGGCGCATACAAATCACGAGCCTTTGTAGGATTATCTTTGATTTCTTTCATGGTCATGCCAGTGGCTGCAGTTAGATATCTAGCACCCACACGATGATATCCTTCCTCGTTACATAACACAATGCAGTTTGCGCCTTGATGTGCAAATCCTTGTGGTGATGCAATCAAACTTGCATGGAACGATGTCTTACCAGTATTGGGTCTAGCACCTATCTCTATCAGATGTCCTGCGTTGACACCTTCAACCTTACGTGTGAGCGTAGGCACATTGAAAGTCCAACGTGCTTCCAAGTCTGCTCGTGCAAGTAATGTCTCTATCTCAATGTCATCCCACTCCACATTGAGATTAGGAATAAAGTCATCACCATACTGCTCTAGCATATTGCGTAGCGGTTCGAGACTAGCCTTGTCACCATTGACATAATCAAATCCTAAGTTAGCTATCTCTTCACCAATGACTTGCTGAAATAATTTTGACAACACTTCGTTAGCCACATCGCCACCCATAGGCGATTCTTTCTTTATCTTGAAGAACAAAGCAGAGTATGCTTGCTTCTGTGCTGTAGTCATCGTTGGATTGTTAGACAAGAACAATGCTTCTATCTCGTCTGGTGTAACAGTACGCTCGTACTTACTCATAGCATTGTCGATTGTTTGCTTTATCTTGCGAACATCTTTGCTGAATAGTTTGTCTGGACACTTCGCTCCTCTGTGGTCATCGTAGAATGACCTGTCCATCAAACTTCTAATTAATGATAATTCCATTTAACTTCTCCATATCTTTGGGGTCACGATATTTCAAATCGTTGTTTAGTTTTAAGACACGCACATCGGGTACATGCCCACGTAATTCCTTTGCCATCTGCAAAGTCTTTGGCAGTGCATCGGGGTCTAATGCAATAACCGCTGTCGAGAACTGTGAAAGAAATCCTTTATGCGATTCTTGTAGAGATGTACCAAGAAGCGCAACCCCAACAAAGGAACTGTAACCAACAACAGTTGCACTCACACAGTCCTCAACAACGACAGCCACTTTACCACAACCTGCAGTAAAAGGCAACCCACTTTTTCCATACTTCTTCCATTTAGGAAGTCGTTTGCTAAGAGAGCGACCTGTGGCATCTACTATGACACCATCATGTCGAATAGGAAATACTGCACGATTATCTTTCACATCGTAAAATAATTCCCACTCGTCAATCGCATACTCAGCAGTGAATCGAGTGAGTTCACGCTGACCTTTACAAGGCACAACGTATTCTGGCATTACAAAATCTTCTGCGTATTTCTCTGCTCCTGCAAATCCATCACGAATGTCATCAATGGATAAGTGTACACGAGTACCACCTTTGACATTACAAGAAGCTTTGTAACAATTCCACACAAGAGAACCCATGTTATTGGTAACTGTAAAAGTATTACGACCACCACAGTTAGGACAGTTAGTCCTTTTTGTAGTGCCGTTAGGTATATCACCTATAGTGTTTAATACATTATTAGTATACATAACAGTTCCTCTGTGTCACTTATCAGTGCTTATAACATGCATCTTTCTAGTTGTCAATGCATTATTTGCACTCATGTACGTATTTTTCATGTAAGGCTTGACCGATTGTGGGTTTGCATGCCCTGTTACAGACATTATTTGTGCTATTCCTACACCTGCATCCACCATTTCTGTAGTGCCTGTGCGTCTTAGGTCAGACAAACGTAACTCCTGTGGCAGATTTGCAACAGTCATAATATTTTTTGCATATTTTGGCAATTTATATATTGTATATGGTCTAAACTCGCCATCAATCGGCTGTGGTCTAGGCGCAATATATTTCTGAAAACCAAAATCTTTCTCTTGTTGCTTTAGCATATCCAGTAAATCGTCATCAATGGGCAACTCGACATCGGCTCTGCGTTTGGATTGCTCTATGTGTACACGAGCAGTCTCAAAATCTATGCTGTCCCATGTAAGCAGTCGCATATCTCCTAATCTCTGACACCAAGCGTATGCCATGTGTGCAATCAAACCTATGTTACGTGTCTTAAAATCGCTGTAGGCTACGTCTAAAAAGGTTTTGACATGTTCTCTACTCCAGACAGTCTTGCGCCTGTCAGTGGCTCTCCTACGCACACTAGCGAATGGATTTAGTGTGGTATGTTCCATGCGTAATGCAAAGTTAAATAGTATTCGTGCAACACCCATGATGTGATTAGCAAAAGGTATTCCCCTGTCACACCATATATCGTAGCAAAGTTTTGCACGTTTGGTTGTCACTTTCGCATAACGCATGTCACCTATGCACGTACCATCTATCTCTGTCGATAGAAACACACCCATAAAATATTTATATTGTGCTTTAGTTTCATCACGTAAGTTCTTGAAATCATGGGACAAATAATATTTATCTGCTAGGGTATATACTGTAGTCATGCTGCCAACCACTCTGGCATTGGTCTACCTTTGTTGTATCGGGCAAACTTTAGTTTGTCTGCTCTGTAAAAAGCACGATAGGCATTGATAGGTAGGAACTCATCCGTCTTGAGTTCGTCCATGCCACTGAAACACTGCGGATGTTTTGTGATACCTAACTCTGGTAGATAAGTACTGCCAAAGAATATAGCATTCTTGTGTTTGCTTGCACCATGTATCCTGCTATATCTTTTTGTATACTCAACTAACATCGCAACATAAAGTCTATACGCATACATAAAATTACTGCGACTATGCATTGCCCACAATGTACATGGATGCTTTTGATGAACAGGTTTATACAAACCTTTTTTCTCTGCATACTCTGGTGCATGATGCCACAGTGCAGTGCATAACATCTGTGCTTCTTCCAGTGGCATCTTTACTATGTGTTGGTCACATAATGACTCTGCTATAATCACTGGGTCTTCATCAACAATAAATCTATTCATGGGTATCTCCTATTAAAATGGTTGGCTATAACTTCAATGTCTGATTCGTCACCATCAAAGTCTTTATCTAGTGTAACGAACTTTAGATTCTGGTTCTCTTGTCCCCATACTATCTTCTGTTCTTCACCACACTCGCAACAGCGATTGTTTAAATCAATCTCCGCGCTACAACAAAAAGAATAATTATCCATTTACAATCTCCTTTATATCATAGTGAGCATACAAAAGCATGCCACCTATTATACCTACAACAACTATAAAAACAATTATATCTGTAAGTATTTCTTTTTTAGATTTCTTTTGTTTATTTAAACTCATCACATCACCTGTATCATGCATGCATTTAAAGTAAATGTGAATACTACCATTATTACTATCATCATTATTAATGCTTGTCCTTCATTCATCATGGCAAAAGTTCCTCATAAATTTGCAGTTATTAAATCGTTTACATACTCTCTCATGCTTTGCAGTCTCCCAACATTCTGCTTGTGGAAAGTATTTGTTTGTAAATCTTTCAAAGGTATCGTCCATCCCCATCATCAATATCAAAGGTAAAATAAAAAAGCCTAAGACAATAACTATAAAAGCAGGAAAGAATCCTTTATTATGATATGGTTTCATTTTATCCATACTGCACCACCTGTCCTGTGTTCCACTTGTCTGCTTCTTTCTGTGCTTCTTCTGGTGTGTCAAATAGCTTGACAGGACTTTTATCATCCCACATAGCACCACATCCTTGCTTCACATACTCTAAACCTTCTGTCTCAAAAGGTTCAAAGACTACAGCATACTGTATAATTTTCATGCTATTTTCCTTTTCTTTACAGGTTTCTTTGTTTCTAAATTTATCCACTCGTAGTCCTGCCATCGCAGTGCAGGTAGTCTAGAACAGGCAGGTAAATCTAATCCTGTAGCTTCATCGTATGCTCTCACAAAACTACGCGATAAATCGCTAAGAGTATCAAGCAAAGTTATCTCGTCACAACAAGTGAACTCTGTTAAATTGAATCTAACGTACTGCGTATCTATATTGTGTGTTACATTTCTTATTGGGTATAAAAATGACATTATGTTTTCTCCTTTAAAAAAATAAATACTTGGTAGTCACGTCAAGTATATAACACAACGTGACTAACACAAGAAATAATTTAAGCTCTCTACTCATTAGGCTGCCTGATGCGGATACTCTTTGAGAAGAGACTTAAACTGTGGGGTTTCTGTCCACTTAGCAACCTCATGCTCTCTGTTGAACATGTTGACTGCTCGTGTATCTACACCAGTATTACGCAGATTAAAACCATTTCGCTCGTCTGCGTATGATGCGTAGTTAGTGAACGCACTGTACAATGCAAACACATTGTGTCCTCTCACACTTGTCTCTTGATTGTACAAGGCGAGCATCTTGTCAGACTTCTTCTCTGACTTGATGATGGACTCAATCAATGTCTTAACATTTACATCTTTCAACGATGTATCTGCCATGACTTGTAGTCTCAACGCTTGAAAATAAAAGTCATCCTTTGACCTTTGTAACTGCTTCTCAAAGGTAGGCATACTAAAGAATGTGGTGTTCTTTCTTCGCACCTTGTCATGCTCTCCACGAATCATACCATTGGTGCAGAAGAAATCTATCGCACCAAAGAATACCATGTTGGAACATGAACCATCCACACCATGTAACGCAATGACAC